CTTCGGGGACTAATGGAACAAACGGAACTTCAGGAACCAACGGGACTAATGGAACTAGCGGAACAAATGGTACTAATGGAACATCAGGAACTAATGGAACTAGCGGAACAAATGGTACAAACGGGACTTCGGGGACTAATGGAACAAACGGAACTTCAGGAACCAACGGGACTAATGGAACTAGCGGAACAAATGGTACTAATGGAACATCAGGAACTAATGGAACTAGCGGAACAAATGGTACAAACGGGACCTCAGGTACGAATGGAACAAATGGAACATCGGGTACTAACGGAACTAATGGTACAAACGGAACATCAGGTACTAACGGAACTAGTGGTACAAACGGAACTTCAGGTACGAATGGGACAAATGGTTCAAGCGGTACCAATGGTACTAGCGGTACAAATGGAACAAACGGTACTAGTGGAACAAATGGAACCTCAGGAACGAATGGTACTAATGGAACATCGGGAACCAATGGAACTAGCGGAACTAATGGTACGAACGGTACAAGCGGTACCAATGGTACTAGCGGTACTAATGGAACTAGCGGTACTAATGGAACAAATGGAACCTCAGGAACGAATGGTACTAATGGAACATCGGGAACCAATGGAACTAGCGGAACTAATGGTACGAACGGTACAAGCGGTACCAATGGTACTAGCGGTACTAATGGAACTAGCGGTACTAATGGGACAAATGGTACGAGCGGGACTAATGGAACATCGGGAACCAATGGAACTAGCGGAACTAATGGTACGAACGGTACAAGTGGAACAAATGGAACTAGCGGTACTAATGGAACTAGCGGTACTAATGGGACAAATGGTACGAGCGGGACCAATGGAACATCAGGAACAAATGGTACAAATGGTTCAAGTGGTACCAACGGAACTAGCGGAACAAATGGTACGAATGGTACCAACGGTACTAGCGGAACAAATGGTTCAAGCGGTACTAATGGTACTTCAGGAACTAACGGAACTAATGGTACTAGCGGAACAAATGGTTCAAGCGGTACTAATGGTACTTCAGGAACTAACGGAACTAATGGATCTTCAGGTACTAATGGTACATCTGGTACTAATGGAACCAACGGAACTAGCGGAACAAATGGTACTTCAGGAACCAACGGTACTAGTGGAACAAACGGAACAAATGGAACTAGTGGAACAAATGGTTCTTCAGGTACAAACGGAACAAATGGTTCGAGTGGTACCAACGGAACTAGCGGGACCAATGGAACTTCAGGAACTAATGGAACAAATGGTACAAGTGGTACTAATGGAACATCAGGAACTAATGGATCTTCGGGAACTAATGGTACTAGCGGTACTAACGGAACATCAGGAACGAATGGTACTAGCGGAACAAACGGAACTTCAGGAACCAACGGGACTAATGGAACATCAGGTACAAATGGAACGTCAGGGACTAACGGTACAAATGGGTCAAGTGGTACAAACGGAACGTCAGGTACTAATGGGACTTCGGGAACAAATGGAACCAACGGTACAAATGGGTCAAGTGGTACAAACGGAACAAACGGTACAAGTGGAACCAACGGAACATCGGGAACTAATGGTTCTAGCGGTACGAATGGTACTTCAGGAACTAATGGTACGAATGGATCTTCGGGAACTAATGGTACTAGCGGTACTAACGGAACTAATGGATCTTCAGGTACAAATGGAACATCAGGTACTAACGGAACTAATGGATCTTCAGGTACAAATGGAACATCAGGTACTAACGGAACTAATGGATCTTCAGGTACAAATGGAACGTCAGGAACTAATGGAACTTCAGGTACAAACGGAACAAACGGTAGTTCGGGAACAAATGGAACTAGCGGTACAAATGGGACTAATGGCTCTTCAGGAACAAATGGAACTTCAGGAACCAACGGAACAAACGGTACTTCAGGAACCAACGGAACATCGGGTACTAACGGAACTAGTGGGACAAATGGTACTAACGGGTCTTCAGGTACAAATGGAACGTCAGGAACTAATGGAACTTCAGGTACAAACGGAACAAACGGTAGTTCGGGAACAAATGGAACTAGCGGTACAAATGGGACTAATGGATCTTCAGGTACTAACGGGACAAATGGTTCAAGCGGTACCAACGGAACTTCAGGAACTAACGGAACATCCGGTACTAATGGAACAAATGGTTCAAGTGGTACCAACGGAACTAGTGGTACTAACGGAACAAATGGATCGAGCGGTACAAATGGAACAAACGGTTCAAGTGGAACAAACGGAACATCAGGAACTAATGGTACAAGTGGAACCAACGGAACATCAGGAACTAATGGAACCAATGGTACAAGTGGGGTTTCTCCTACAGTACCTGGAGCTAATAATGAAGTACTAACTTCAGATGGTGCGGGCGGCATAGTTGCTGAATCACTTTTAACTTTTGATGGTACAATCACATCACCTTACTTGAATATTAATTCAGTAAAGGTAGGTAGAGGGAATAACAATGTTGCAACTAACATTTCAATTGGATGTACGGTTGCATTTGCTAATACCGCAACGGGACCATTAAACATTGCAATTGGTGGATTTTCTTTAAAATGTAATACTACAGGATGTAGGAATGTTGGTATTGGACCGAACAGCCTTTACACGAATACTTCAGGAAATAGAAATATTGGTATTGGATATAGGTCTTTACTGTTGAACTCGAATGGTGCAGAAAACGTCGCAATAGGGGGACAATCTACTTTATCTTCAAATACCTCGGGAAGTAATAATGTTGGTATTGGTAGCTACGCTTTGAGATATACAACAACAGGAAATTACAACTTTGCGATTGGTAGTAGAGTATTAAATTGTAATACAACGGGAAGTTGTAATATTGGTATTGGTCGATTATCATTATATTGTAACACAACTGGTTGTCACAACACGGCATTTGGATTTTGTTCATTACGTAGTAATACTACAGGTTCACAAAATAATGCAATGGGTCAATACGCATTGAGAAGTAACACTACAGGTTCACAAAATAATGCATTTGGGCGTAATGCTTTACGAAGCAATGTTAGTGGTGTCAATAACGTCGCAATTGGTGATGGTACTTTATTTAATAATACAATTGGTAGTGGTAATTTAGCAGTTGGGTATCGATCTATGTCTTCAAACATAAATGGGGGTAATAATACCGCAATTGGTAGATACTCTTTACAATCTAACACACAGGGAACCTATAATAACGCGATAGGATTATCTTCATTACGTAATAACACATTAGGTTGTCATAATACGGCAATTGGTAGGTATTCATTGTTAAATAACAATACAGGTAACTTTAATACCGCAATTGGTCAATATGCTTTAAGAAATAATACGTCGGGTCTTCATAACATAGCAATTGGTTGTCAATCCTTACGTTATAATACAACAGGGTGTGATAATGTTTCGTTTGGACGAGACGCATTACGTTTCTCTACAACAGGCAGTAATAATATTGGAATTGGTAGAGAAACTCTATACGCATTTGGGGCTAAATATGACAACGTTGCGATAGGGTATCGATCTTTAAAATGCGTAACAACAGGATGTTGTAATATAGCAATTGGTAGACGAGCATCATATAATAATACAACTGGTAATAATAATGTTTCTATTGGATCGGGAGTATTATTTCAAAATACAACGGGTTGTCAAAATATTGGAATAGGAATATCTAATTTAGATAATAATACGACAGGTTATCAGAATATCTCCATAGGTGCGTCCGCTTCACTTGCCAATACAACTGGATCACGAAACCTTTCAATTGGGTACAGAGCATTATTTTCAAATGTTGGGGGTTGTTATAATATTGCAATAGGTCACTTTAGTTTATATTGTAGTAATACACTAAGTCACGAAATTGCAATTGGTTCGGAAGCTATGAGATATAGAGCCCCTTTCAATTTACCTGGACCTGCAAATATTGCTATTGGTCTGTTCGCCCTAAGGGGGTGTAACTATACGTATAAACAATGTGGATATGGAAACATTGCAATTGGCGGTTGTTCTCAAAGATATAACTCTACAGGACATTACAATATAGGTATAGGTAGTAACACATTAACTTTAAATAAAACTGGACGGCAAAATGTTGCTATTGGTGCAAATGCACTTAGAAATACAACAGCTTACAATCCATCCGTAGCGGTAGGTTTTTTAGCCTTATGTACCCAAACAACAGGTTATAATAATACTGCAGTAGGTACGAGAGCTTTACAATCAAATTCAACTGGTATTAGAAATACCGCAGTTGGTCATTTCGCATTAATATATAATACTGGAAATGACAATACTGGAGTGGGTTACAATACTCAAAATAATGGAGGAACTGCATATGCAAATAGTTCCTTAGGAAGTAAAACATTAGAGTCCAACATAGCAGGTTTTCATAATGTTGCTATGGGATATAGAGCATTAGCAAAAAATTTGACTGGTTTTAAAAATACTGGTTTAGGTTCTCGTTCAATAGAAAATAATACTTATGGTCATAATAATATTGGAATTGGTTATCAATCTCTATATAACAATAACACAGGATATCAAAACATTGCAATAGGTACTTGTAGTTTACTAAATAATACATACGGTCAATTTAATATTGCTCAAGGATATAGAGCCATGTATAATAACACGTATGGATGTTTTAACGTTGCAATTGGTAGATGTGTACTTGAAAATAATACAACCGCAAATGAAAACATTGCTATCGGTAGAAAACCTTTATTCTCAAACACTACAGGTACTCAAAACATCGCTTTAGGTAGAAACGCACTTATCTGTAACTCAACAGGAAATTACAACATTGCAATGGGTAGAACTGCACTATATGAAAATACAACTGGTGTAGGAAACGTTTCAATTGGTATTCGAACAATGGCATATAACAAATCAGGATCTTGTAATGTTGTTTTAGGTTATAGAGCAAATTATAATGGTTATCAGTCGTGTTTTAATGTGTTTATAGGTACTAAAGCAGGTTGTAATCATTCTTGTTATTGTACTAATGCTAATGTTGCAATAGGATTTCAAGCTTTATTCTCAAGTGTTGCAACTTCAGAAAACGTTGCTATTGGTACTGAAACATTATATGGTAATACTTCGGGTGGTGTAAACGTTGCAATAGGGGAAAGATCTCAAAGAAATTTAACTACAGGTCAAAGAAACGTAAGTGTTGGTTCGCGAGCCATGTATTATGCAACCACAACTAGATATAGTATTGGTGTAGGTGCTTGGGCGGGGTCTAAATTAACTACAGGTTATGATAATATTGCAATCGGTAGATGTGCATCTTATAATCAACCAACAACATCTAAGAATAATATTGCCATAGGTAGAGAAGCAAACTGTGCAACAACTTATCAAGGTGATAATAATATATTTTTGGGTTACAGAACTGGTATGCCGACTGGTAACTACACCGCTTCAGTTGCGATAGGTGGTTATACAGACATACAAGCTAGTAATTATATACACTTTGGTTCTGCAGTAGGAGGATTCAATTTGGGGGTTGTTAGTTCAGGTATTGGATGTACGGTTAGTGATATTTGGCCTGTTTATATCAATGGAGTGTTGAGAAAAATAATGTTATCTTGTTAAAAAACATAGACATTTTTATTAACTATAGTATTTTTTAAAATAAAAAATGGTACAAAAAATATTTTATAACACATCACTCCCAAGAGCAGGGTCTACATTACTTCAAAACATTTTGATGCAAAATCCTGAATTTTATTCAACACCAACTTCTGGCCTTGCTGATTTATTGATGACTGCAAGGAGTGTTTATTCAACAGGAGACGCATTTAGAGCTCAAGATCCTGAGGAAATGAAAAATGGAATGAAAAATTTCTATAAACAAGGTTTGTATGGGTTTTATAATGCAATTACAAATAGACCGTATGTTTTTGAAAAAAGTAGGGCTTGGATCGGTAATTATGGATTTTTGGAGTTTTTTGAAGAAGATATCAAAATGGTTTGTATGGTTAGAGACTTACGTTCTATTTTTTCATCAATGGAAAAAAACTTTAGAAAAAATCAACACAAAGATCCTATGATTGTCAATGGAGTTGAATTGAAAAATATGACAACAGTTGCAAGAATTGATCACTTCTCAACAACTCCACCTGTTGGTCCGTCAATTGAATGGTTATTTGAAGCAATACACCAAGGATATGATAAAAAAATTCATTTTATACGTTTTGAAGATTTGACTGTAAATCCTGAAAAAGAAATGAAAAAACTATATAACTATTTAGGATTTGATTATTATCCTCACCACTTTACAAACATGGAACAACTAACACACGAGAATGATGTAATTCATGGAATTTTTGGCGACCATACAATTAAACCAAATATTGAGCCATATAAAGAAGACTTTATTGAAGTTTTAAGTAAAGAACAATCAGATAGAATTAGATCTCACTATGATTGGTTTTATAAAAGATTTAACTATTTATAATTATGGAAACACAAGACACACCACCAAACCCAAGAAATTCTGTATCGGCAGCCTTTGATTCGGTAAACTTAATCAATAACACAATACCATCTACAGGAAAAACTATAGATGAAAAAATAGACATTGTGAAACGCAACAAAGACCATTTAGAAATTATGATGGGTAAAAGTTGGTTTACAGAAGCTTTAATAAATGACGAAGGCAATCAAATACAAACCTGTATTGTAAATGCTCAAAATTTCTTAGACTCTAATGGCGGATAATTCTTTTGATAGGGTAAAGGTTGCATTAGACTCAATTACAATGATCAATAAATTGATTGAGAATACAAGCACGCCTTCAGGAAATTTAGATCCACCAAATATAAATGAGATTATTGAATTTAATAAAAAACATTTAATGATTGAAAAAGATAAAGGTGGTTTTAGTGAGACTGAACTTACATTGATTGAAAATAAAATTTCTGAGGCTACAACTTTCATAGAAAACAATCCTAATAACGGTGGAGGAGGAGTTTCACCATACGTTGTTTTTTTCCAAGATTGTAAGTTAGGGTTTGAATTTGGGGTCAATTTTTCTCCCGAATACCCAAATTTAAAAATTGGTGACACATATGGTTTAGACGCCAAAGGATATCGAGGTTGTGGTCAAGTAACATCTACACCAAAAAAAACACCACCAATTTATAAAAGTCCGTCAATAGTAACGTACTTTGAATTTTGTCAGCAATGTATTGACAAGTTCTAATATATCTTACTAAAAGATTTATTTAAAATTTATTTTTCTTATTTTTTTATAAAAAATATGGAAGAAAAATATATTGTTTGGCATATTGAGGGTGGTTTAGGAAAAAACGTTGCTGCAACATCTTTACTAAAATCCATTAAAGAAAAATATGTCGATAGAAAAATAATTGTTGTTGCTTCTTATCCTGACATTTTTATTAATAACCCAAATATCTACAGAGTTTATAGAGTAGGTAATACTCAATACTTTTATGATGATTTTATAAAAGATAAAGACACTATAGTGTTTAGACATGAACCATATTATCAAACAAATCATTTTCATAAAAGAAAACATTTAATAGAAAATTGGTGTGAATTATTAAATTTAGATTACGAAAATCAAACTCCAGATATACAATTTAATTTAGTTCAAGAAAGAATTGGTTTAAAGTGGAGACGAGAAAAACCTATATTACTCATTCAAACCAATGGTGGTCTAATTACATCTGATCTACCTTATTCTTGGACAAGAGACATACCTTTTGATCTATCCCTACAAATTGTAGAAAAATATAAAGAGGAGTACCATATCATACAAGTTTGTAAACCATCCTCAAGAAAAATTCCTGAAGCTGAAGTGATTGATCAAGAAATGTCAAATATAGATTTATTCACATTACTAACTTATAGTAGTAAAAGAATTCTTATTGATTCTTGTTTACAACATGTTGCTGCGGCTTTTAATTTAGAATCGTCTGTTTTATGGATTGGTACTTCACCAAAAGTATTTGGTTATACAATTCATAATAATATAGTTGCTAACCCACCTACGGGTAATATTAAACATCCAAATTCATATCTGTTTGATTATTCATTTGAAGGTTTGGCCTTTGAATGTCCTTATTATTCAATAAACGAAATGTTTGATGTTGATAAACTTTTAGAAAAAATATAAATATGATTTATTGGTTTACAGGTCAACCTGGTGCGGGTAAGACCTCAATTGCTGAAGTACTAATTACAAAACTACCAAATAACACCTTTCACGTTGATGGTGATGATCTAAGAGAAATCTTTAATAACAAAGATTATAGTGAATTGGGAAGAAGAAAGAATATTGAACTTGCTCAACACATTACACATTTTCTACATAACAAAGGTAATGATGTTATTGTAAGTTTAGTTTCTCCTTACAGAGATCAGAGAGAAGAATTTAAATCAAAGTTGGGTAATGACATTATCGAGATATATGTTCATACCGAAAATTTAAGAGGACGTGAAGACTTTCACGTTAAGAACTACGAAGAACCATTAGAAAACTTTTTAGACATGGATACTTCAGATGTAATAATTGAAACTTGTGTTAATCAAATTTTAGGATATGAAAAACTACATAGCAAAAGCAGATAAGAAAACCTCATCAACAGACAGACAATACTCAATGTTTGTTGGGAGATGGCAACCATTGCATGAAGGTCATCAATGGTTATTTAATCAAGCGTTAGAGGAAGGTAAAAACGTTTTGATTTGTATTAGAGATGTAAAACCTGACGATAAAAATCCTTTTACTCCTGATGAGGTTAAAAAGAATATTGAGGACCACTATGGTAACTTAATCACTGAAGAGCGTGTTAAGGTAATTATTATTCCCGATATAGAATCAATTAACTACGGTAGAGGTGTTGGATACGACGTAATTGAGCATGTACCACCACAAAATATTCACGACATTTCTGCGACTAAAGTAAGAGAACAAATGAAGAAAGAAGGTAAGATATGAAAGAAAAAATAAAAAAATTCCAAATCAGATTCAATGTTAACAGTACATCTGAAATTGATCGATGGAGATTAATTACAGATGGTGATGAAAAATTGGTAAAAGATATTATTATTGATGGTCATACATATACTTCTATGGACTGGATGGAGGATATTAATCAATATAAATGGCATGTCAGTTGTGAAGGTTATGTGACAATAACTAATAATGTTGCTTATGTTGTAACCGTGAAAGAAGATGCTGCCATGCTCAGACACATATTAAAAACAATATCCTATCGTTTTTTAGGTACTTTTACAACAATTGTGACCGCATATTCATTAGGAGTTTCTTTAGAGTTATCATCTTTATTAGGTGTTGGTGAACTTATGATAAAACCTGTTATGTATTTTTTTCACGAAAGAATTTGGTATAAATTTGTAAGAATAGGTAAAAAGTAATTACCTATTGTCCATATATATTATCACTTCATTATAATATTCTATGAATTCGTCATTCCATAGATTCCATTTAATATCAAGACCATCGACTGAATAAACTTGAATATTATTGAATTGGGATAAAATATTATCTCTAAACCATCTAAACTTACATTCGTGGTAATTTGAGTCGTTTCTGAGATGAAACTCTGTTACAATTTTTGGAATTGATTTTAAAAATTCAATGTTACTTTCTTGAAAAACATCGTATTCCCCACCTTCACAATCACACTTCAAAAAATCAATTTTATCAATTTTATATTCATCTAAAAATTCTTTGAAACTAAATGTCGGGACGTTTTCTGTCATATTATCCCAAGTGATTTCAATTTTCTTTTTATCAGTTATTGCTCCCTGAATAATTTTTACATTTTCTTGACCTACATTGTTTTTTAAAATTTTGATTTGGTGACTTAATGGTTCGACAACATAACATTGTTTTGGTTTTTTCGGTAATATTTTATAAGTAAATGGACCTAAAGATGCACCTAAATCTACAACAATGTCACCCTCCTCAACCTCAAAAAATCTTTCATAAGTATTACCTTCAAATATTTCTTCCTCAGCTTGTTTTACATACCATTCACTTCTTCCACCCCAATCAAAATTAATTTCTTGAGTTATTTCCTTATTTGTGATTTTATTAATTTCTGAAATAACCATTTCAGAAGTAATTTGTTTTGTACATTCAAATTGACGATCAGTTCCTTTATGGTGAGGACACCAATTCCAATCACCAGCATCTAATCTTTCTGAATTAAAACATCCGTGACAAACATTTTGATTTATAACTCTATAGGTATCTAAAGTTGTTTCTGCCCACTTTGCACTAAAACCTGAAATTAAAATAACAGGAAGTTTACATGCCCAAGCCAACCAAGATAAACCTGATCCTAAACCAATAAAAAATTCACATGTTGATAAATCATCTATAACTTCTTGTATGTTCCCACCTTTATATATTGTAACTCCTTTTGGGTAAAAATTATTCATATATCCGTCTCCTTCTTTTGAATAAACCATACACTCATATCCTAAACCTATAAGATAATCAACAACCTCTTGCCAACCACTTTGATTATTCCAATATTTTGCTTGTGCTGTTGAATGGATCCCAATACCAACTTTTTTAACTTTTTCTACTTTTGGTAGTTTTAATTTTGGTCTAATTTCAGAATAATCTAACCCTAAAATATCTGTTGCTGTTTTTTGAAGTGGTTGTCTTCTGAAATCATTTTTATGATTATTTTTATCGTATAAACCTTCTGATGTATAATACCAACCAAGCCTGTATTGTGCATATATGTTTTCAACAACTTTACCTGGATCAACAAACTCAATTTCAGGGTATTGGTCAATAAACAAGTCGTTCATGAAAGTTGAAACGATTAATTTGCAATTGTGTTTTTGTCTAAAAACCTCACAGTATGGAACCCAAGCCATTGTATCACCTAATGATTTTGACCCGAAAGAAATGTAAACTCTTTTGTTTGTCAGATCCAATGTATTTGTGTAAATTAATTCGTCATTTTCTCTTATTTCTGTTTTCCATTTTACGTAATATTCTGTGTTAATTTTTACCCAATGGTTTATAGGTAGAGTATTTTCGTAAATTAAATTATCATTATCATCAAATATTTTTATATTAAATGGATTTTCACTCTGACCTAAAATTTCAACAAAAGGATTTATAACGAAATGTTGATTAACAATGTAATCGTTTTTAATTTTTTCATTTTTTTGTTTAGGTGTATGCATTACATTTTTATAAAAATAATATAAGCTGTCCCCAAAATCATTTTGATATTCAATCGTATAATTTGAGTCCTTATCTATTAAATCGATTAAGTTATTTTTTATTTCATTATAATCGTCACTTGATATAGGATAAATGTATTTGTCAAACATACCTACATACTGAGGTAAATTTCTTGTCAATATTTTTAATCCATAATTAATAGATTCTCTAATAACTAATGGATTACATTCCCAAGTTGAGTTAAACATTAAAACATCAGATGCTATCATGAAATCATCGACATCGTCTCTTTCACCCCAAACCGTCACATTACTTGGTAAGTTATTCATAATTGGACCCCAATAATCCTCAAAATTTGGTGCTTGGTTTCCAATAAAATGAAAATGAACGTTGGGATGAGATTCCTCAAATAATCTTGCAACTTCAACACCCTCTTTTTGATTTTTACCCGATGTCCACAGACCAACGTTTAAAACATGAGTCTTCATATGATCTAAACCTATTTTATCTCTTACCTCAATTTTTTTAAGAAGAGGTACTCTATGATCATCATAATATATTTCTAATTCATCTAAAATTGGTTTTACTTTATTTTCATATGGATACATTATGAGTTCTTTTTTAGATGGTGTGTCTTTAAAAGAAACTTGATTATGGTATGGAGTTACAAGACAATAGTAATCAGGATGTAATTTTTTATTATTAGGATCAAACCAAATGTTATGACAAGTTTCTACTACTCTCCAAGTTCTATTATTATCATATAATTCGTTTAATAAATCTAATGGCATTTTATTAAAACTTTCAAATGCTTCAGGAATTTCTTCAGCATGTACTATATCTATTTTGTTTTCTTTTATAATACGAATCAATTCATATTTTTTTTCTTTTTCTGTTGTTCCACCAAGAGTCCAAAAATGACCAGTTTCCAATAAATCAATAATTTTATTTCTTTGCACAACATAAGTGTCACTAAACTGAGAATACTCAACTAAAAAAATTTCAATTTGATTTTTGTATTTTTGAAGGGACTGAATTCTTTTCAAAACAAATTGTGGCATACCCCCTGTTGAAAGGTGTGGTGTAAGATATAATAATTTAATTTTTTCCATAGCATAAAAAATAAGTTTAGAGTTTACAAACTAAAGTATTTATAGAATAAAGATATATTTTACAATGGCAACTGCAAGACCTTTTGCGTACAACACAGGATCGACAATTTCGGGAACCATACAAGTTGGTAACTTGGCAGTTGGTTACCCGACTGCAGGATTTGCGTCAACAGGTCTTGAATGGTGGAATGGTCCTGATGAAGATTTGGGTTACGTTATTGCACAACAAGTTCCTGATGATAGTCAACCAACACCAGTTGTTGGGGTTACAGCATCTGTGGGATTCTTCAGAACTAACGGATTTGATGATAATGAATTTGTAACTTTGGCAAATTTAGTGTCAAATGCGAACTATACTAATGCGTCAAATGCCGCTATAGGGTTAACTTCTAATGGGTATTGGACATCTTATGTTCCTAATTCAAATTTAAAATTACACTTAGATGCATCAGACCCAAATAGTTATTCAGGGGTAGGTACAACATGGTATGATTTGAGTAGTAGTGGTAATGATGTACAAATGAACAACTCAGGAAGTATTAATTGGGTTAATACGGGTGCTACATATTTTTCCACAGGATCTAATGGTTGGTTTTCAAACCCTTCAGGAATAGATTTGCCAACAGGTAACACACCTTATACTTTCATTATATGGGCTCAAATAGAATCAGGTTGGAATGCTAACGGTTTCATGAGTATTGGTCCATTTGGTATTGCTAATCAATCAAATGCATTTAGGACTGGTATAGAAAATCAATTTATAAACTATTGGTGGGCTAATGATTTAGCCGTAGTAGGGTCACTACCTTCAACCACCTCTTGGTTTAACGCTGTTGCTAAATTTGATGGAACAACAAGAAGTATATTAGTTAATGGTGTACTTTTAGGTTCTGACACTCCTGTAGGTCATTACGTTAGCACAAGCGAATTACAAATTGCAAAAACATATACTAATGAGTATTTAAATGGAAATGTTGGTGAAGTGTTAATTTATGATATCGCATTATCCGATTCAGATATATTACAATATTATAATGATACCAAAACAAGGTTTGGTCTATAATTAATTTATATATTTTCATTTTTTTTGGTGTATATTTTTCTTGATGAAAAACATTTGTATTGATATTACACAATGCCGAGCTTTAGGAGATACTTTATGTGCCACACCTGTAGTTAGAAAAATTAGTAAAACATATAATCAAAAAGTTTCTGTAATCTCCCATCATTCAGAAATATTTTCAAATTTACCTTATGTAGAAAATAATTATCAATATTCCCCCGAAACGTTTGATAAAATAAAAGACGAGTATGAAATGTTTCAAACTTTCGACGTTTTTTATAAGGAAAGTGGTATTTGTAACAAACATAATACAATGGACATCAGACAACTTCATGCCATTAGTTTAGGTTTTATGTTAACAAAAAAAGAAATGGAAATGGATTATATCACTGATGACAATGTCATCTTACCTGATTTACCATTAAAATATGTTTTAATTCATCCAGTTCAAAATTGGGATTCAAGAACTTGGCCGGCAAAAAGTTGGCAAATGTTAACACAACTTTTAAATGAAAAAGGTATTTCAGTAATTTCTGTGGGTAAAGATTCTTCAGAAATGGGAGGTTCTAATGTTGATAAACCCGTATTTAATTTTCCAATAAAGCTTGGGTACAACTTAATGAATCAAACGACCTTAGATCAAACTTGGCATTTGATTAACAATAGCTCTTGTTTTGTAACTATGGATTCAGGTCTTTTACATTTAGCAGGAACAACAGATGTTAACATAATTCAGTTGGGAAGTTCCATTGATCCTGAGTTCAGATCGCCCTATAGACAAGGTTCTCAGAATTATAAATACCACTATGTTAGAGGTGGTTGTGGATTAAATTGTGCTTCAGATATGAAATATGGTGTTAGAGAATGGGGGACAATTCAAGGAATACCATCTTTAGTTGGGTGTTTAGAAAGAAAAAAAACTTTTGAGTGCCACCCATCTGTTTTACAGGTATACCAAAAAATTTTGGAAATAGTGTAGTTAGGTATTTATATTATATATGCCAAATTACGTAAATATAAATTCAATCGTAGGAACACCTCCATACACAATATTTGTATGTGATCAGACTTTTACTTCTTGTTTTTTGGCTGCAGGACCAATTCCAATATCTACACCATATACTTTTATGGTACCACCACCATTAACTAATGTGACAGACATTATTGTTAAAATAATTGATAGTAACGGATGTGATACTTGGTATCCACTATCTTGTGGGACTTACTACGGAAAGGAATTCGAAGATTTTGCAATATTTTTGTTTCAGGACACAAATATATATTTATTTGAAGGTCAGTAATATTTATTAGTATGCCAGTTTATAATAGACTCACAGATAGATCTCAAGTTTCAGCCGTCACAGTTAACGATATTTTTCACGTTGTAGTTACAGGTGATACAAGTCAGAGCCCACAAGGTTCTTCATATTTTGCCCCAATTAGTTTTTTACAACCAATATTAAGTGGTGCTAGTGGTTCGGCAGGTACTTCAGGTACAAATGGCACAAGTGGTACTAATGGGACTAGCGGGACTTTTGGTACTTCAGGTACAAATGGCACAAGTGGTACTAATGGTACTAGTGGGACTAACGGTACAAATGGTACTAATGGTACTAGTGGGACTAACGGTACAAATGGTACAAGCGGAACTAATGGTACAAATGGTACAAATGGTACAAGCGGAACTAATGGCACAAATGGTACTAATGGAACATCAGGTACCCATGGCACATCGGCAACTAACGGTACGTCAGGTACTAATGGTACAAGTGGAACAACTCCACCGGGTTTTACATCAGGTACTAATGGTACTAATGGTACAAACGGAACATCTGCAACTAATGGTACAAACGGAACTAATGGTACTTCAGGTACAAATGGGACATCAGGTACCAACGGAACATCAGGGACTAATGGAACTAATGGTACTTCAGGTACATCGCCAACTTCAGCAACTACAGTCAGTACTATAGAAAACACAGGAAATACTAAATTTTATGTAACATTTGTTGATTCAAACAATACCGTTGCGCTAGCAGAAAGTTTATACACAAATGCAGGTATTAGCTTTAATCCAAGTACTGATATTCTTGAAGTTTCTTCCGCATACCAAAGTGGTGACGGAACAGTATCCGCACCATCACATAGTTTTACTTCAGACCCAAATACGGGAATTTATAGGATAGGTACCGATAATATCGGTGTTGCCACTGGCGGTGTAAGACGAATGAGTGTTGATAGTAGTGGTACTTTATATGTTGGTAACGGGAATGAATCTAATGGATCAAACTTCATAATTCCTTTAGGTGGGTACGTCCAAACATCTAACGCAACTCCAACAACATTAATAACTTTGGCAACATCAAACGATAATGTTTATACGGTAGAGGCGTTTGTTGCTGGTGCAACAACATCAGGGACTGTTGGTATTGGTGGAATTATAAGTGCAACTTTTTTAAATAACGGAGGAACTGTTAATCTTATTGGGGCAGTTCAAGGGTCAGTTCAAGAAAACATTATAGGGTCACCAACATTTACACTTCTTGGGTCGGGTAGTAATATTATTTTACAAGTTACAGGAGTTGCCTCAACTACTATTAATTGGTTCGGTAAAATTAAATATATCACAGGAAGTAGGTCAATTTAACTTTCAGTTTTTCATTTATTTTAATCATTATTTTTTTATTTTTTCTGTATGAGAATATTTGTACAGATTGCTGCTTATCGTGACCCCCAACTTATACCAACAATCAAATCTATGTTGGAGAATGCAAAAAAACCAAAAAACATTATTATTGGTATCGCAAGACAATTTAATCCTGAAGATGGTTTTGATGATTTAACTGAATATGAAAATGATGATCGTTTCCGTATTTTAAATATCCCATACACCGAATCAAAAGGAGTGTGTTGGGCAAGACATCAAGTACAACAATTATATGGGGGTGAAGAATACACACTTCAAATCGATTCTCATATGAGGTTTGAAAAAGATTGGGACGATACTTTAATTAAAATGATTAAAAAATTACAAAAACTTGGTCATAAAAAACCTTTGTTAACGGGTTATGTTTCATCTTTTGATCCTGATAATGATCCTGAAGGTAGGGTTAATGAACCTTGGAGAATGGCATTTGATAGATTTACACCTGAAGGCGTTGTATTTTTCTTACCTGAAGTGATTCCTGATTGGAAAAAAATTAAAGATCCAATTCCCGCAAGATTTTACTCGGCACACTTTTGTTTCACTTTAGGTCAATTCTCAACTGAAGTACAACACGATCCTGAATTTTATTTTCACGGAGAAGAAATTTCAATTACGGTTAGAGCTTATACACATGGATATGATTTATTTCACCCAAACAAAGTTATTATTTGGCACGAATACACTAGAAAGGGTAGAACTAAACAGTGGGATGATGATAAGGAATGGTATTTGAAAAATACTGCCTGTCATAAAAAAAATAGACAACTTCTTGGTATAGATGGTGAAAAATATGAAGGAGATTATTATGAGTGGTTTGGTAAAGAAAGAACAATAAGAGATTATGAAAAATATGCGGGGTTGCTATTTGAGACAAGAGCAGTACAACAAGACACTATAGATAAAAAATATCCACCAAACGAGTACAATTTTGAAAATGAGAACGAATGGAAAAAAAGTTTTTCCACAATATTCAAACACTGCATTGATTTAGATTTAAATCAAGTTCCTGAAACGGATTATGATTTTTGGGTTGTTGCCTTCCACGATCAAGAACATCAAACAATTTTTAGACAAGATGTCGACGCAAACGAGATTATAAGAATAAAGTCAGACCCTGAAGGATACGGTAAAATATGGAGAGAGTTCAACACAACAAAGATACCATCTTATTGGGTAGTGTGGCCTCACTCAATTTCAAAAGATTGGTGTGATAGAATTGTCGGTAATTTATGAAAACACTATTTGTAACTTGTTTATATTCTAAACTTTTTGGATCTGAATTTGGTGGTAGAGATAGTAGAGACGGACATTATAAAAATTCATTAAAAAGTCTTTTAAAAATGTCTGATGCCAAATTTATTTGTTACACATCAGAAAATCAGTTAGAGGATTTAAAAACTTTCTTTTATAAACAAAACAAATTTAATGAGGATCAAATTCAATTTAAAATATTTAATTTAAAAAATTGTGAATACCATCAACAAATTTCTGAATTAAGAAAAACACAAAGTAATTTACTACAAGACAGATGTTACGAAATACAATACTCTAAATTCTTTTGGTGTTTAGAAAATTGTAACAATTCAGATTTTGATTATGTTTATTGGATTGATGCCGGATTGTCTCATAGTGGATTAATACCACCAAAATATTTAGACCAAACAAAGGGGTATTGGGAAAAATATTTTGAGTCTGAATTATTTAACAACACATTTTTAAATAATTTGATTAAACATACTGAAGAAAAGATTGTGGTATGTGCAAAAGAAAACCAAAGAAATTATTGGTCAAAAACCTTACCAAAAAAATATTATAACAATTATAGTTTTGATAGACATATCATCGGAGGTTTGTTCGGAGGTAAAAGAGAGAAATTAAAATACTTCTGTGATTTATTTAATAAAGAAATCAAAAAGGTTTTAAATAATGAAGTTGATCTTTATTTAGAAGAAAATATAATGAGTTTAATATTTTCTAATAATAAAGAGTTATTCAACCCACTTCTATTTGATATTTGGTGGCACGAAGAAGATTACATACCTGGCGTTGATTTGAAAGAATTGACGTTAAAAGAAAAAAGTTTTTATAAAATTATAGAAAATCTAAATAATATATAAGATGATAACATTAGTTACAGGATTGTGGGATATTGGTAGAGGAGATCTATCAGAAGGATGGTCAAGGTCTTTTGATCATTATTTAAGTAAATTCGAACAACTATTACAGGTAGATTGTAATATGATAATTTTTGGTGATAGTGAATTAGAAAAATTTGTTAATGAAAGAAGAAGTGTAACTAACACACAATTTGTATTGAGAGATTTAAGTTGGTTTAGAAATAATGAATTCTTCAATCAAATTCAGTCAATAAGAACAAATCCGAAATGGTGTAATCTTGCTGGTTGGTTAAAGGACTCAACACAAGCGAGATTAGAAATGTACAACCCATTAGTCATGTCAAAAATGTTTTTATTACATGATGCGGTCTTATTAGATAAATTTAGTTCTGAAAAACTATATTGGATTGATGCTGGTTTAGCAAATACTGTCCACATGGGTTATCTAACTCATGATAAAGTATTACCAAGAATTGATAATCTTTTTAGTAATTTTACATTCATTTGTTTCCCGTATGTTGCCGATAAAGAAATACATGGTTTTGATATTAATAAAATGGATATCATTACAGGAACAAGAGTTGATAAAGTATGTCGAGGAGGATTCTTTGGCGGTCCTGTAAATTTAATTAGACAAATGAACACCCTCTATTATAATCTGATGAAATCAACATTAGAAAGAGGATTAATGGGGACGGAAGAAAGTCTATTTTCAATTTTATTATATAACAACCCAACAATAATAGATTATGTAGAAATTGAGTCCAACGGTTTGATTTATAAATTTTTTGAAGATGTAAAAAACAATAATTTAGTCATCAAATCATTAAAAAAAGAAAGAGTTATAAAAAATAAAAACAATGGTCAAGTTGGTTTATACGTCATAACATTTAATAGTCCAAAACAATTCGAGACTCTTATTAATTCTATGTTATTATATGACTCTGAATTTTTAGAAAAAACTAATAAATTTTTATTAAACAACTCAACTGATCTATCAACAACGCCTGAATATATTAAGTTGTGTGAGCAATATGGATTTGAACATATCAAAAAAGATAATATAGGGATTACAGGTGGTAGAGTGTTTGTTGCTGAACATTTTGAAAATTCAGACATGGAGTACTATTTGTTTTTTGAAGACGATATGTTTTTCAACATGGGTGCGGACGATTTATGTAAAAACGGATTTAACAGGAATGTAAGACACTTATATAGAAAAGTTTTACAAATTATGAGAAAAGAAAATTTTGATTTTTTAAAATTAAATTATACTGAATTTTATGGTAGTCATGAAAGACAATGGTCTTGGTATAATGTGGATCAAGAATTTAGATCAAAACATTGGCCAAATAATCAAAAACTACCGACACACGGTCAAGATCCTAATTCTCCTTTTTTAGAATTTAAAAATATAAAATCTGTTGATGGCTTACCATACGCAACAGGTGAGATTTATTTATCTAATTGGCCAATTATTTTATCAAGAGAGGGAAATTACAAATGTTATATTGAAACTAAGTTTGATCATCCTTACGAACAAACTTTAATGTCTCACTGTTTCAAAGAAACAATTAAAGGTAGAATACATGCAGGTTTGTTACTTTTAACCCCAACTGAACACAACAGGTTTGACTTCTATGATGGTAAATTGAGAAAAGAATTCTAATCGAAGTATTTATAGATAAAAGATTAGATGGAGTTTTTTATCAGAAAAAATGCAACACTCCCTGTGTTGAAGATTAATGCTATTAAAGACGGAAGAAGTGACTACAATAGATCTATGAGATTTATTGAGGATACCGACATCTTTTTTTCTATGGTGGACACAGAAACAAACATCCCAAGAATTACTTCTCGACCTGCGGGTTTGATGAAAAAAGACCCATTAGATATTAGTACTGATGCCGAGTATTATGTTTATTATCAATTTACACCATTTGACACAAAAAAAGTTGCAAGATATAAAGGTCAGTTTTTATTCAGAAATGAAACTGGAATATTAACATTACCATTAAGTGAAGAAATATATATAAACGTAATAGAAAGTTTTATAATTGATGACTTCGAGTTTCAAAGTTGTTACGTAGTTGATTATCCTTGTTGTTTCGGACCTGTACCACCAAAACCACCTGGACCTATTCCACCAGGACCATCAACAACTACTACAACGACTATAATACCAACTACCACAACTACTACGATATTTGTATCACCGACCCCTACGGTTACGCCGACTAATACGGTTACACCAACCCCTACGGTAACACCAACTAACACCCCTACACCAACACCAACATCATCTCAACCGGTTGAGGAACTTATAGATCCAATTATTACTGAAAATAATGAGTATATTAATATTGGTAATAACGAATACCTAAAATATTAAAACTATTTATAAAATAAAAAACTATGGCACTAACAGGAAAAACAATCGGAGAATTAGAATACCTACAATTCCCAACTAATGATACATTACTCCCCGTACAATATATTGGGGATACTTTTCATATTTCATTTTCTTCGATAACTTATAACGAAGGGACATACGCACAATTTGTTTCAGAATCAATCGCTGGCATATTAACACCAGGAAGGTTTTACCTAATGACGGATTTCCAAACTTGTTATGACCAACCAAATTACACTAATGAGGGTGTTGCAATAACAACAGGAAATTATAAGACAGGTAGTACCGAACCAATCTTGTTATTGGCAATATCAACAACAGAGTTTTCACCAACGGTATATTCTACAATATATATAAATGATAAAATAACATATGATTTCACTTGGGATACTACTGAAGTAACAATTTCACCGGCAAAAGGTAGAATAACCGAAAGAATTGATAGGTTTAATAACAGAGCTGACTACGATTTCAGAGCCGTTCAGTTTATTAGATATCAGGCATTTTTATCTGAAAACTATTATAACGGCACTGTGTCAATAGATGGTTCAGGTAATGTTGTTGGTGTCGGTACAACATTTGATACTGATTTTAGTGTTGGGCAAATTTTGGGTATACATAGCCCTAACTATGGAAACCTTATTGGTGGTTTTGCGTATTATGAAATTTTAACCATCACGGATGCAACAAATATGACAGTAACAGGAACAACTTTCTATACTGAAAGTAACAAATTTTATTCACGAGGTACTGGAGGAGGTATAAGGTCTCCATTCAAATGTAACGTACCTACACCGTCATACACAGGGTCCTCAGAATATTATACCTTTAATGAAAATGATAACGTAAACACATATTTGGGGGATAATCAAAATTATGATACATTTATTCTATCCAACAACGTGTTTTTGAATGGTAGTTATCAAGATATGGTATTTGGTGGTAATGTTGTTGGTAACACGTTTGACAATTTTATGACTAGTAGTACCTGTGGGCCATTTTTCCAATTTAACATCATAACAAATAATTTTGATAGAAATACTATTGGTCCTGATTTTACATTCAATTTTATAGAGTGTGATATGCAAGGTAATACTGTCGTTGGTAATTTTGACTATAACATGCTTGGGGATAATGACGGATTTGATTTTGATTTTAATCAAGTAGGTTGGGGTTTCCGAAATAACTTTTTAACAATGTATGATGATGATTTTATTTACAATACGATTGGTCCTAATTTCAATTCAAACTTGATTCATTATGGTTTTTCAAATAATCTAATTGGTAATAATTTTAATAATAATATTCTTAGGAATAATTTTGACGAAAATGAAATTGGGGTGGCGTTCTATAGTAATACTGTTAGAGCACCTTTCTTCAATAATAAAATAGGTAGCACATTTTATAACAACATTTTCTACAGTAATGTTAATGGTAATGTTTTCGGTAATAACTCATTTGGAAATACTTTTGGTGACCTAAATAATGTAGGCGTTTATAATTTCCAAAATAACCAAATTGGTAGTGATATGACGAATAATTATTTTTCGGGAGCAACTTTCAGTAATATTATAGGTGATGCCTGTCAAAGTAACAACATTGACACAAACTTTTCCTATAACCAAATTGGTAGTAATTTCCAATCAAACACAATTGCAAATGATTTTGGTTTTGGTGGAGGAATAACAAGAGGTAATGTTATTGGAAATCAATTTTCAAATAATGTAGTTGGTGAATATTGTTATGATAACACTTTTGGTGATAATTGTACAAGTAATGTTTTAAACGATAATTTTGTGAATAATAAAATTTCACACGGAGCTACCCTAATAACAGGAGATTTTGACAATTCAGGAAGCTTTCAAAATAATGTCCTAACATTTGGTTATTACTCCGCAAACTTAACACTTTCTGGTGGTACTGGTGGTAATCCATACCTTTATACTGATGTTAGTTGTAATATTGTTAGAGATGTGAATGCAACAATTTATGTGACTTTCTTAAGTGGTGGTACTGCTTCGTCACAAACGGTAATAATTTAATGGATATTTAATAATAACAAATGGAATTCACAATAGGACAAAATTCAACCTTACCATTACTTAAACTACAAGTAGTGAATGATGGTACCCAAAATTTTGACTCAATGATGAAGTTTATTGAGACCTCATCTGTGTTTTTTTCAATGATTAGAACAGAAAATGGAATTCCAAAAATATTAACAAAAAGCGCGGGGTTTGTTGAAAAGTTAGAGATGGACCCAAATGCTTCACCTGAGTATTATGTTTACTACAGATTTACAACTCAGGACACTTCAAAAGTTGGGAGATATGAAGGTCAGTTTTTATTCATAAACGAGGAAGGTACTTTAGTTTTACCAATAAGAGAAAGTTTATATATTAATATTATTGAAAGTTTTATTGCCAATGATTTAACTTATGATCCTTGTTATGTTTTAGAATATAAATGTTGTACAACACCATTTCCATCACCGACTCCTACACCAACAAAAGAACCTGTTATTAGTCCTACACCAACAACTACAGTCACACCTACACCAACATTAACACCAACACCAACCACAACATCAAATAAACCTGTTTGTCCTCACCCAATAAGAAGAACTTTAGTTTATGGTACAGATCAACATGGTCCATTTGGTGACAGTCAAGGTAAGGCTTGTGAGGCATATTTTTGTTTTACTTTGGGGTCATGTTCTACTTCAGATTACTTGACCAGATATTTCAACATTGGGGGACCTAATGTTGGTTCATTAGTTTTTGATACAGAAATTTCGTGTTATAAAACAAATGATACAGGATATTTTATTTCATGGTATGCCGGTGGGTATACTGTATATTATATTGACAATGGTGTCATCACTGACGTTGTTGATTGTGAATGTGATGTTTAATACTTATTGACGATAATAAATTAATCATTTATATTTATTTACGAAGGTAAATGCCGACCTAATTCGGTAGCTAATACACCAAAAGTAAAAAATATATGATATCACAAGAAGAAATTGAAAACTTCCTTGTGGGTAATGACCCCGAGGAATATATCGTATCGGTAGAGTACGATTACGTATCTGACAAAATCTACAAAATCAAAGAAGTTCCTGGTAAAGGTAAACAGATCCAACGAGACACATTGATCTCATTTGCTTGGGTTGGTGATCTACGTGGTCAAAACTTTTACTCATCATCAAAAGGTTTACAAAAAGAAGCCATGACCAAACATGGTATTATGATTGAGAAACTTAAAACTGAAGGTAATGATCGCTTAGAACGAGGGCTCACTTTTATGGTTAAGTCTATGAAAGGTTATCGAAATCTTATACAATTTTTTAGAGAAGGTGGTGTTGATCCTTGGGGTGAAAAAACAAAAGACCTCATCATGATACTCCCTCCTGTTGAACAATATCTAATCTCAAAAGAGAAAAGATTGTTTAAAGGATTTGAAGAATACAACGACATCACGAGGATGGTATTCGACTTGGAGACGACCTCACTTGAACCCAAGGATGGTCGTATCTTCATGATTGGAATCAAAACAAACAAAGGTTATAAAAAAGTTATCGAATGTGCAACACCTGATGATGAAAGAAGAGGACTTGTTGAGTTCTTCAACATCATTGATGATATCAAACCTTCAATCCTTTCAGGTTACAATTCATTTAACTTTGACTGGTATTGGATCTATGAAAGATGTAAGGCACTAAACCTTGACATAAAAAAAGTTGCAAAATCACTAAATCCTGATAAATCAATTTCAATGAAGGAATCAATGTTGAAATTGGCGAATGAAGTTGAGAAGTTTAATCAAACTCAAATGTGGGGTTATAATATTATTGATATTCTACATTCAGTTCGTAGGGCTCAGGCGATTAACTCGAACATCAAAGAGGCAGGTTTGAAGTACATTACCAAGTATATCGAAGCTGAAGCTCCTGATCGTGTATATGTTGACCATGATAAGATTGGATCTATGTATCGAGACAAAGAAGAATATTGGTTAAACATTGAAAATGGTAAGTATAAGAAAGTAGGTAACGATCCAAAAGTTGATGATGTATGTGGAAGACATTCTAAAGTATATATCAAAACAACGGGGGACGACATCATTGAGCGTTATCTCGACGATGACTTGGAAGAAACTCTTTTGGTCGATGAAGAATTTAATCAAGGTTCATTCTTGTTGGCATCATTACTTCCAACAACGTATGAAAGAGTTTCAACAATGGGTACTGCTACATTATGGAAAATGTTGATGTTGGCTTGGTCTTACAAACATAACTTGGCAATTCCTGCTAAGAATGACAAAGGGAACTTCGTAGGTGGACTTTCTCGATTGATCCGAACAGGATACTCAAAGAATGTGTTAAAACTTGACTACTCGTCTCTATATCCATCTATTCAGTTGGTACACGATGTATTTCCCGAGTGTGATGTTACAGGTGCAATGAAAGGGTTATTATCTTATTTCCGTAACACTCGTATCAAATACAAACAACTCGCTGAGGAATATGCAAGTATTGATAAGAAAAAATCTACATCTTACGACCGTAAACAATTACCGATTAAGATCTTTATTAATTCGATGTTCGGTGCGTTATCTGCCCCTCAAGTATTCCATTGGGGTGATATGGACAAGGGTGAGATGATTACTTGTACAGGTCGTCAGTATCTTAGAATGATGATTAACTTTTTTATGGATCGTGGTTATACACCTTTAGTGATGGACACGGACGGTATTAACTTCTCGGTTCCTGAAGGTGTGGAGACAAGAAAATATGTTGGTAAAGGTTTAAATTGGAAAGTAAAAGAGGGTAAAGAATACATCGGTGAAGAAGCTGATGTAATGGAGTTCAATGATCTTGCAATGAGAGGTGAAATGGCACTTGATACTGATGGACAATGGCCAGCTTGTATTAACTTAGCTCGTAAGAACTATGCTCTGATTACTGCAAAAGGTAAGATTAAACTTACGGGTAACTCAATCAAATCTAAAAAAATGCCGATATATATTGAAAAGTTTTTGGATAAAGGGATTAAGTTATTACTTGATGGTAAAGGACAAGAGTTTGTTGAGTGGTATTACGAATATGTACAAAAGATATTTGATCAGAAAATTCCATTGATGGATATTGCAAATAAAGCAAAGATCAAACAAACAATTGAGGATTATATAGTTCGTAGTAAACAAACAACTAAATCAGGAGCATTAATGTCTCGTCAAGCACACATGGAGTTGGCAATCAAAGACAAACTAAATGCTAATCTTGGTGAAGTTATCTTCTATGTAAACAACGGTACAAAGGCATCTCACGGTGATGTTCAGAAAGTTAATAAACCAAAGAAAGGTTGGTCACAAGAACATATTGACAATTACATGAGAGATTGGGGAACTACAATACCTGAGGATGTCGATTCAATAATTCAATTAAATTGTTATAGAATTGACCCGTTAGATCTTGAAAGTAACCCCACTATGACAGGAGAATATAATATTCAAAGAGCAATTGCAACATTTAACAAACGTGTTGAACCTCTGTTAGTAGTTTTCAAACAAGAAGTTCGTAATGGGTTGTTGGTTAAAAACCCTGAAGAGAGACCATTCTTTACTAAAGTCCAATGTGAATTAATCAATGGACAACCTTTTGAAGAGGGAGACCAAGACAAATTAGAAGATGTAATGGAAATCTCTGATGAGGAAATGTCTTTTTGGAATCGTGTTGGTGAAACGCCTTATCACATGTATAAAGATGCGGATCAAACTATGTGGAGATATGTACCTGAAAAAGAGTTAGTCCATTTTAATTCCGTCGGAGGAAAGGATGTACCAAACACCGTTGACATTTTGTAACTCAACACAAGCACCCCTACCAACTGATATTTCATCCCAATCTTCGTCTATTCGACCTATGTCGGGAATGATTATACAGTTGGTAAGTGTTTTTATTTTAATTCGTTCTGTTGTTGTTGAGTCAAGTTTTATTTTTGATTGTACAACATCCCTTACGATTAAAAGGGTTTCACCATTAGTTATGTAAGTTTCATTACTGTTTATTACAATATCAAACGATTCAAAACTATATGATTGATTTCCTTTTATTACGGTTTTTCTAACTGGTTTGTTTTTTATAATTGACATAAAATTAAATTACATATATCTGACGAGGCATAGCTCTAAACTTAAGAGTTTTGTTTAAGTTTTCTGCTAGTAAAGCTTCTCTTTCCATAACTTTTTCAGGACGAAGTCTTGTTAATCTTCCTTCAGCTCCGATCAATTCTTCTATTAGTTTAGCCTTTTCATCTTTTCCTTCAGTACCTAATGTTGCATAATCCATAGTTAAGTCACCATCAGGAGTCTTTAAGTTACCACTAAATTTACCACGAACTCTTGCTAAAGTTTCTTTACAGTATGCTATAAACCATCTACGAACCCAAACTTGTGCAGGATTATTTAGTTTGTACCAACTTATCTTATTGAATGGTACATCTGAAGGTAAAAGAACAATATCAGGATTATCCGCCAAACATTTGTCTCTATCACCTTGTGAAGTATCATAATACCAATACCAAACTTGACCTTTTGCCAACTCCGCATTACCAAAGTCAAATTTACCACCTGGTGTGTTTAAAAGGTGTAGTGCTTTTTTACCACCAGGAAGTGCAGTGATATAATAAGTCAAATCACCCGCAAATATTCTTCTTTGGATATTAACTTCTTGCATTCTTAATAATGTATCAAATGCTGGTGTTAAATAATAACTTCCTGCCATATTACCAATTTGTGCAAGCCCTCCACCACCACCAAGTCCAGTTCCATTACCAACACCCGCAAAACCACCCAAACCAAACATTAAGTTGTTTAATGTTGATGGGGTAAACCATAATACTTCATTTATCTCACGACCTGCAGGTATTTCATAAATCTGTTGGTTGGGTACTAACTGAATATAATCTTTTTTGATTTCCCAATCACCACCTGCTTGTAATCCAACTATTTTTGAATACGCATAGGTATAACGAGTTTCAAAGTCTAAACTTTTAGTTATGAAAGCTCTTGATAAAGATTGGGTATCTAAATTCAAATTATTTAATGTGGTCCATTGAGATTCAATTAACCAATCTTGGACATATTGAGAATAATCGTCAATTGAATATTCTAATAATGTGTCCATCATTTCGTCTTCCAATTCCACAGATCTTAAAGGTGCACCTAATAAGTGTCTAACTTTTTGATAGAATTGACTTCTTTCTGGTTCGTCGATTATTGCCATAGAGTTTTTCTCTATAAATATCTTTAATAATTAATTTGTGTTAGATGGGGCAAATGATCTTTTCTCTATCTTTAGATTTGACAGTCAAAGTGGTAGACTCTAAGGTGTTTTTGTCTTTGAAAAAGAATCCATTAATTTTGTCGTATTCAGGTTTTATTCTAAATCTTATTGATAATCTTTTTTCATCACAACCTCGTTGACCTTTGTTGGACCAATATAAATCTATATATTCAATAGGAACAATTAAGTCACCTTCATAAATTATACCTGACATTTTGCTTTTAACCTTATTTAAGTACTCCTCAGCTGAAGGTTTACTATTTAACCAAGTGTATAATTTATCTATCAATTCATTATATAATTTTATGTATATTGGTTTTTCACTTGATAATGAAGATTGTTTAAATATAGAAAAGAACTCAGACAAATAACTATCAATGAATGGGTCCATTTTTTTAACCTCAAAAAGTGAATTAGTAGGAAATATTGTATTACCATCCTCATCTTTTAGTTCTTGTTTAGTTATTAAATCCGCTTTGATATAATAACTACCACTTTTGAATGACTTAGATAAACAAGAAGTTATTTGAAAAAAAGTATAGTTTAAACTTTCAGTACCTGAATGGATTTTTTTCAAAAGGTCAATTAATGTTTCTTTTGCATCATCAGAACACTTATAATTCAATTGTAGTTTTGTTTGGTTTTTTTCAAAATAATCACCAACAAATCTATCTTCATATTTACTGTGTTCTTTTTGTCTTGCATATGCTAACAATCCTTCAATATCATTTGGTATTGTTGTTACGTACCTTTGTTTATTTAGTATTTTTTTAACTTGGTCATCCTCAAATTCTTTATCAACAATGAAGTCCGATACTAATTCTAAAAAGTTTACAGTTCTATTTGTGTCTTGGAGAGCCAATTGAATTATCACAGGAAATGTACCGACATTTTTTTTGCCAAAAAATTGGTCTAGTATAAAAATTGATCTTTCTAATTCATGAATCAAATATTGATCTTCTAAACCATCTCTAAAATTTTTTAATTGACAATATGGTGATTTTTCAGATTTTGATTGTACACATAAATAATCTATTTTAGAACTTCTTCTAAGAGCAATTTCATTTATTTCTTCAGATTCATTAAGTTTTTTTTTTGATGTTCTACTCACAAATAAATCATTAACAAATTCCCAATTAACAACATCCCAAAACTTTTTAATATATTCATCACGTTTGTTTTGATATTTCAAATAGTAAGCGTGTTCCCAAACGTCCAAACCTAACAGAGGATACCCACCTTTTTTAACTATGTTCATCAATGGATTATCTTGATTTGGTGTAGACATAATCTTCAAATTACCTTCACTGTTAAGATACAACCAAGCCCATCCTGAACCAAAACGATCCTGAGCGGCTTTGTTAAACTCATCCTTCATTTTTTTTATGTTACCAAAATCTTTTTTAATTTTTTTCAAAATTTCTCCTCTTGGGAGTTGTTTTTTTGGGGACAACATCTTCCAAAATAATGCATGATTAAATGCTCCACCAGCATTATTTCTAACCTTATTGTCAAATTTACTTATAGTTCTTACAATATCCTCTAACTCCAAATCACCATCAATGTCTTTGATTGCTTTATTCAATTTATCAACATATCCTTTGTAGTGTTTATTGTAATGAATATTCATAGTTTTTGAATCTATAAATCTATTCAAAGAAGAATATGAGTAAGGTAACTTTTCAATACCAATTGATTTCATTTCAGAAATCAAATTTTTTTTGATTAATTGTTTTTCGTTTAATAAAATTTGTTCAGATAGAAGACTAACTTTTCCTTCGATTCCTTTATGTTCATACATCAGTTCTTCAAGTTCAGGATATTTTTTTTCAAATTTTTTAACAATCTGTCCCGCAAATGCATTTGCTTCGTCTTCATTAATACCACCAATGTTAGGTCCGTGTTCTCTACCAAGAATTGTCATTTGATATTCATGAACCCATTCATGGGCTAATGTTCTCATGATGTCACGATTTAATCTTCCTTTAGCAAGAACTTTAATTAGGTGATCACCTCTTCTACTACCTGTAGACATCTCACCTTTTCTACCATTTAAAAACATAATTTTTAAATCATTTTTAAGTGGGTATTCTTCTTGTAGTAAAGAAATAAACTTTTTAACAAAGTCTTTTCGATTTTTAATATCGGGATTTTCGTATTTGATAGAAACTTTCATCTTTGATAAATATTATACTGATCAAAAGATTATCGTCTATTGTTAATTAGGTTTAATATTTCTTCAACAATGTCACCTGTGTTTTCTACAATACCATCACCCATTACGGTTCTAATGATTTCTTTTTTACGATTAAGGATGTCATAAATTGCACCTTCAATCGTATTTTCAAACAGTGGATAATAAACCAATACGTTTGATTTCTGACCATATCGATAAGCTCTATCTTCAGCTTGGGCGTGTTCTGCAGGAACAAAAGATAAATCGTTCATAATCACAGCTTCTGCAGATGTTAAAGTTAAACCAACTCCTGCCGCTTTTAGGTTACCAACAAAAACTTTGACTTTATCGTCATTTTGAAATTGGTCGACAGCTTGTTGACGAATTGCATTAGAACAACTACCATCGAGATAAACCGCTTGTTTTTCAAAATGTTGGTATATGGTTTGGAGTGTGTCTGTAAAGTTTGTGAATATTATAACTTTCTTACCTTGATCAATGATATTTTCAGCAAACTCAATTGTTTGTTTTGTTTTTTCATTCGCAATTACTTTTCTAACTTTCATTAGTTTAGAAAACTGAACCGTTAAAGATGAAGACTCATCGGGGTTTTTATCATACCAATCAAAATATTCACCCATTAAATCCTCATACTCTTTTGATTTTAATCTTAGGTAAACAGGAGTGATAATTTTATCTGGTAAGTCTAAAACATCTTCTTTTAATCTACGAAGAATTTGTTTTGATGTCCTATCTCTTAATTCTTCAAGATTAGATGCACCTGAAACATTCCACACTTTTCTTTTACCTGCTGTAAATTGAAACCCTTGACAATACCTAATCGCATAAGCCTTCCAATTCTGAGCAACAGAACTTTCAATTAGATTTAACAAATTATAATAATTCATTGGTCGAGAAGTCATTGGTGTTCCTGTTAACAACCAAACTCTATCTATTTTTTTTGCAAAACTATTAATAATCTTTGTTCTTTGTGCCTGAACATTTGATATCATGTGAGCTTCATCTAAGATTACCAAATCAAATCCACTTTTTAATAATAGAGACTCATCCTTTTTTTTCGGATCTGAGTCGTGAAAATTTTTAAGAATGTCATAATTAACAATGACAAAATCATCTTCAGTTGAAAATTTTTTACCTTCCGCAATAAAAACAGGTCTATCTGAATAATTTGCAATTTCTCTTTGCCAATTTATTTTTAAAGATGCGGGACAAACAATTAATATTTTTTTTGCACCTGTCTCTAATGCTGCAATAATAGTTGAGGTTGTTTTACCAAGACCCATATCATCAGCAAGAATAAATCTTTTTGATCCTGCTAATTTTTCGATTGCAATTTTTTGATGATCAAGCGGAGGACGATGGGAATATTTCGAATAATCAATACTAACAGACTGTACATTATGTGTTTTAATTAAAGCCGATTTTGGAATCCAAAATTCGGATAGTTTATCCTTCTCAAAAAACTTACCCCAAACGTGATAAGACTTTTCCTTCTCAACCAAAAGCTTTTCAATAAAAATTTCCTTTGGTACCTCAATAAGATATTTTTCTTCAGCAAACTTTTTGGCAAAGTAGTTGTCTAACTCGACCCATTTACGAGCAATCTTAGGCGTTGAGTCGTAATATGTTGTAATATATTCGGATTGACTTCTAGTGGGATAAAATTTACTAGAAACTTCTTTTTTATGTTTTAGATATAGTATATAATTATTCGCACCACTATAACTTTCGAGCAACTCTAATGCTTTATGTTCTATCAGTGTTTTTGTTTCCAATTAATCTTTTTTAAAAAAATACTAATAAAAAAGATATTTATCAATAAAATCGTATTATGAGAAGTAATGTTCCTATTACAAGATTCGGTAAATTCTTTGGAGATCGTGATTTCGAACTAGAAATTGGTATGGGTCAAGAATGGTTAATTGGTGACATGAACTTCACTTGTGTACTATATAGAGTAGACAAAAACAAAATAAAAACTGATGACGTATATGGTGAAGCGGTAACTGACGGAATTAAATTTTTACCACCTGTGGAGTTTAATGCTTATGTTGGTATTGCAGCCCCTGAAAACAAAATGATTGGTTCTACTCGTATGGATCAATTTGAACCAGGTAATATAACAATGTCCGTTTACATGAAAACTCTTGAAGATTTAGATATTGAAATAGATTTTGGTGATTATGTGGGATACTACGATAGTGAAAATTTTGTAAGATACTATACTGTTGTTAACGATGGTCGTGTGACTTCAGATATAAAACATACCTATAAGGGGTTCAAGCCCTTTTATAGAACAATAATTGCGGCTCCTGTTGGACCAAATGAATTCAGAGGACTATAATGGCTTTACCAAAAAAACACCCAATAAAACCGGCAATACCTTTAACGTATCCTAAAACTCTTTTACCAAGAAGAGAAGAGATAAAAGACATGATCACTAAGGATGGTACATACCTTCCTAAGTCATTATTACATGCCGATTTAGATGGTGGTTTTTTAGAATTTGTTAAAAATACTTTAAAAATTTCATCAGAAGGAAAAACAGTTCCTGTTGCCGATATTCTAATAACAACACAAAACTGGTCACAGTTTGTTGAAACATGGGACTTTCAAAATATTGATAAGAACATTGAACCTCCATTCATTACGGTAATTAGAAATCCTGAAGTAAAATACGGAAATAATCCTGCGGTAATGTACAATATACCAAACAGGAGAATGTATTATTATATGGAGGTTCCTACTTGGGATGGAAATAGAGTTGGTGCTGACATTTATAAAATACCACAACCTGTACCTGCAGATTTTAAATATACAGTGGCGATTGTGTGTAATAGAATGAGAGAATTAAACTCATTTAATAAAAAAGTTTTAGAGACTTTCGCATCAAGACAAGCATATCAAGTTATTAAAGGACATTACATTCCAATTATAAATGATAGTATGACCGATGAATCAGTTTTAGATTTAGAAAAAAGAAAATACTACATTCAAAAATACGAATTTACAATGATGGGGTTCTTAATTGATGAGGATGAATTTGAAGTTTTTCCTGCATTATCAAGAACATTTCAAATGTATGAGGTTGATCAAAGACCTGTTAAGAGACATCAGAAAAAACAAACACCAGTACAACCAGAAACAATACGTTTGATATATCCTGTAGATAATTTGTCTCAAGAATACTTTTTTGAATACACGTGTGATTTGAATTTTGATATCTCAGATAATTTAGAAAGTTATTCTGTATACATAAATGACCAATATTATGGTGATAATGTTGATAGAATTCAAATCAATACTAACGACACATTGAGAATTGATGTTGTCAAACAAGTAAGTGCCGCCGAATCTTCATTAGCGTTCACACAATTCTTAGTTTAACTTTCCCCGTATATATCTTTCTTTTCCTTACATTTTTCAACTATAAGGTTTTCTAAAAATTTATACATTTTAATACCTCTCTTATCGCAATATTTTTTCAGGACATCGTGTACTTCAACATCAATTTTTAAGTTTTTTATCTTCTTAGGTTCTTTCATAACGGTAGGTAGAAAAAAGGCAGAATAAAATCTTACCAAAATATAAATAGTTTGCACAATGTAAAGTTTTTACTAAAAACTCGAATATTTATAGGTAAAATAAATAAGTAAAGACATTTTAAACATGGCAACAAACAGTAAAGTTTTCGTTTCACCTGGTGTTTATACTTCTGAAGTAGATTTGAGCTTTGTTGCTCAAAGCGTCGGGGTAACAACATTAGGTATCGTAGGTGAAACTTTGATAGGTCCAGCTTTTGAACCGATTTTTATTACAAATTTTGATGAATTCCAAACAGTATTTGGAGGTACTTCACCAGAAAAATTTGTTAATACCCAAATTCCAAAGTATGAAGCGGCTTACATTGCAAAAGCATATCTACAACAATCCAATCAATTATTCGTAACAAGAATCTTAGGATTATCAGGTTACGATGCAGGACCATCTTGGTCAATAACTACGGTTGCTAACGTAGATCCATCAACAATTGGTGTTTGGTGTCTAAGTTCAGTAACTAATTCGGCAACTTGTGTTACAACATGTGTAGTTCCAAAAGAACTCACATTTACAGTTCCGTTTACTGCTTGTACTAATTCAACAACAACAATAGGTTTCCAAGGAAGCTTCCCTTCAATTATTCAAGACATAATTACAGAACAATATGAAGAGTTTAACGGAGATACTTCTACATTAGAAACTCAAATTAATAATTTAATTTTTGATGTTATCACAAGTAACAATCCTTATCTTGCGGAAGATGAACAAATTGCTTACTTTGGTTCTATTGCTACTGACGACTATAACACATTAAATGGTGCTGGTTGGACAGCGGGAACTAATGTATTTAATGTTCCATCTGTATCGTTTGATGCCACTGATTTAACTTCTCCTTTGAATGATTCTTGGTACTATGCGTTATTTACAAATACAGGTAATACAAATTACTCAGGATATTCATTCTCTACTTTGGTGTCAGGTTTAACGGCTTATTATCCAAACCCAACTCCTACACCACAAGCATCATCATCACCAACACCTACACCATCGGCAGCTAATCCTTGTATTACACCGTCACCTTTTGTGTCACCTACACCTACTCCTACACCTGTTAATATTGATTGTTATTCAGGAACTATTGTTGGTAAAATTTATTACTACACAGGGACATCATATGTTGATTACGATAATGTAGTTGTTGCAACTTTAAGATCAAGAGGTATTGCAACTTATACAAACTCAACTAACCCAGCATACTCAGTAACGGCAACAACAGATGCTAGTTTAGATATGACAGGAAAATATGCTGGAGTTCTTAAAAACCCATACTTGACATTTGCGGTTAATTGTACTGATAAATTTGGTCAAAACTTTACGTTTGAAACTTCTTTAACTCAAAATGATCCTGAGTATATTAGTAAAGTGTTTGGGATTGCAAACTTCCAAAAACCAAGAATTGAAGTTCCATTATTTAATGAGGAAGTATTCCAATCTTGGTTAAACTACTCTTGGAAAAAAGGATACGTTAGAGGTTTAAATCCAAACTTTATTGAATTAGACTCTGCTCAAAGTGGTGACCCTAACTCAATTGGATGGTATTTGGACAGATATCAAACGCCTAATTCTCCTTGGGTTGTATCAGAATTAAGAGGTAATAAAGTTTATGACCTATTCAGGTTCTACACAATTTCTGATGGTGATGCCGCTAACACGTTAATTAAAGTTTCACTTATCAATCAAACTTATAACAACTTAACGTTTGATGTATTGATTCGTGACTATTTTGATACTGATGCAAACCCTGTAGTTCTTGAGAAATTTACAAACTGTACAATGGATCCAGGACAAAACAACTTTATTGCAAATAAAATTGGTACATTGGATGGAGAATACGCACTGAATTCTAAATACGTAATGGTTGAAATGAACGAGGATGCCCCAATTGACGCACTTCCTTGTGGATTCAACGGATTTAACTTCAGAAATTATGCAGGAGCTCAATCACCATTCCCAATTATTAAAGGTAAATATGATTTCCCTGGCGAAGTAATTTATAACCCACCATTTGGTTTGTCTTCAGGTAATGATGATGCGTTGGTAAGTCCGGGAGATAATGTTAGAAGAACATACTTAGGTATATCTAACAATTTAGGATGGGATGCCGCTTACTTCGAATACGTTGGTAAGAGAAATCCTAATAATACTTGTGATATTGATGGTTTACCATTCAACTACAGATCTGCAGGTTTCCACATGGACGTAAATGCAAGTGGTTTAACAATCGGGCCTGAGTTCTCGACGAGTGGTGACCCAAGATTTATCTGTGGTAACTCACCATTCATCACTGAACCTGAACTTCCAACAAACGCATACTATAGATTGTTCGCACGTAAATTCACATTCTTAGTACAAGGTGGATTTGACGGATGGGATATCTACAGAGAATGGAGAACTAACGAAGATAGATTCCAAATCGGTAGAACAGGATTCCTATTCGGAGCTTGTCCATCTACAAGATACCCACAAGCAACAGGTTGGGGAGCGTTTAAAGAAATTTCTTTAGGTGACGGAACTCAGAATTGGGCAAATACCGACTACTATGCATACTTGTTAGGTCAACAAACATTTGCAAACCCTGAGGCGGTTAACATTAACGTGTTTGTAACACCGGGTATTGATTATGTAAATAACAGTAACCTTGTAGAAGATGCGGTTAATATGATTGAATTCAACAGAGCGGACTCATTATACATTTGTACAACTCCTGACGTTGATATGTATGTTGCAACTACAACAGGGATTGATGTATTTATCTACCCAACAGAAGCAGTTGACAACTTAGAGAATACAGGAATTGACTCTAACTACACGGCTACTTACTATCCGTGGGTATTGACAAGAGATAGTGTAAATAACACTCAAATCTATATCCCACCAACAGCTGAAGTAACAAGAAACTTAGCGTTGACAGATAACATCGCGTTCCCTTGGTTCGCTGCGGCGGGTTACACTCGTGGTATTGTTAACTGTATTAAAGCTCGTAAGAAGTTAACTCAAGAAGATAGAGACATCCTTTACGTAGGTAGACTTAACCCAATCGCAACCTTCTCTGATGTCGGTACCGTAATTTGGGGTAACAAAACTCTACAAGTAAGAGAATCGGCTCTTGACAGAATCAACGTTAGAAGATTGTTGTTACAAGCTCGTAAATTGATTTCAGCAGTTTCTGTAAGACTATTGTTTGAACAAAACGACTCACAAGTAAGACAAGACTTCTTAAATGCTGTTAACCCAATCTTAGATGCAATCAGAAGAGATCGTGGTTTATATGACTTCCGAGTTACAGTTTCTTCAGATCCTGAGGATTTAGATAGAAACCAAATGACAGGTAAGATTTATATCAAACCAACAAGATCACTTGAATTTATCGACATTACATTCTATATCACTCCAACAGGAGCATCGTTTGAGAATATATAAGTTGGTTTATTATTCATACAAAGGGGGACGAAAGTTCCCCTTTTTTATTTAAGAGATATTTATTAATATGAATTACAAAAAATTTGTTAAAGAAATTTTATCTGAAATCATTCACGATCAGATGAAACCCACAATGAAGTATTATGCTTTTGACTGGGATGATAACCTTATGTATATGCCAACAAAAATTTATCTTGTAGATGATAAAGGTAAAACTGTTGGTATGTCTACGGAAGATTTTGCGGAGTATAGAACTGATATTGGTAAAGAACCGTTCAAATATGAGGGTCACACTATTGTAGATTTTGATAAGGATGCCTTCAGAGACTTTAAAGTACCAGGTGACAAGGCTTTCATTAGTGATGCTATGAAAGCAGAAACAGGTCCTGCATGGAGTGACTTTGTTGAGGCGGTTAATAATGGGTCTATTTTTGCAATCATCACAGCAAGAGGACACACCCCTTCGGTTCTTAAAAATGCGATTTATAATCTAATTAAGAAAAACAAACACGGATTAAGTGAAAAAGAACTTGTTAAAAATCTTAAAAAATATAGAGATTTGGCAGATGAAGAAGAATTGTCGGATGATGAATTGGTAAGAGTATATTTAGATATGAACAAATATCATCCTGTAAGTTTCGGTGAAGGTTCTGCTGCGAATCCTGAAGAACTTAAAGTAAAAGCAATGAGTGAGTTTATGAGATACGTTCAAGAACTTTCAAGGAAACTACAAGAAAAAGCTTTTATGAAAAATAAAATAAGTAATTATTTTGTACCTTATATTGGGTTTTCAGATGATGATTTAAGAAACGTTCAAGCAATGAAGAAACATTTTGATGATGAATCTGGATTAGATATTTATCATACAGGAGGAGGTAAAAAAACTAAATTTGAATAATAACTGGGACTAGTTAAGATATAATTTGAAAAATAATTGAAGTAAATAGAAAAATTTTTATTTCATAGTATTTATAATAAAAATAAAACAAAATTTAAACAATAAGATATGGCTGATTTATTAATGAAAATGCCGATCCCTTACGAACCGAAAAGGGAGAACCGATGGATCTTAAGATTCCCTTCATCACTTGGAATTAACGAGTGGTATGTGGAAAGTGCGTCAAGACCAAAACTTACGATCAACTCAAAAGAGATCGAATTTTTAAATACTTCAACGTTTGTTGCTGGTAGATTTAAATGGGATGCAATTTCAGTTAAATTCCGTGACCCTATTGGACCTTCAGCATCACAAGCTATTATGGAGTGGATTCGTTTATGTGCTGAGTCGGTAACGGGACGTATGGGTTATGCAGCAGGTTACAAAAAAAATGTTGACCTTGAAATGTTGGATCCAACAGGGGTAGTTGTTGAAAAATGGATATTAGAAGGAGCATTTCTTTTAGGGTATGATGGAGGTTCTTTAGCTTACAACTCTGATAATATCGCAGGTATCACATGTCAAATGCAAATGGATAGATGTATCTTAGTATACTAATCTAAATAATACTAAAACATATAACCGTAGACTTTACAGTTTACGGTTTTTTTTTATCATTTAAGTTGAAATTATATATAATATGGAACAAAATGAATATACAGTAGGTCACGGTAATTTGAATTTACCTCATGACGTTATAACTCTACCAACACAGGGGATTTTTTATAAATCAAAAAAGAAATCAGTTAAAGTGGGTTATTTGACTGCGGTTGATGAAAACATACTTTCAGATTACGATGGAACAAGAAATGTTACTGAGTCAATTATTCTACCATTGTTAAGGAACAAAGTATATGAAAGAGAAATCAGACCTGAAGAACTTTTAGATGGAGATGTTGAAGCAATCTTGTTGTTCTTAAGAAACACAGCTTTTGGACCTGAATACAAAGTGACAGTCACAGATCCCGTAACCGAACAAAAATTTACTTCAACAATTAAGTTAGATGAACTTAATTTCAAAAAGACAGAGGTAGAACCTGATGAAAACGGACTTTTCAATGTGACATTACCTATGTCAAAAAACAAAGTAACTTTAAAATTATTATCAATATATGATACGTTAGAAATTAACGCAATTTTAAAATCGTATCCTTCTGACAGAACTGCACCGACAATCACAACTAAGTTGAACAAGCACATTGTAAGTTTAAATGGTGATACGGACAGAATTAAAATTTCAACATTTGTTGAAAGTATGCCAATTGCTGATTCTAAATTTATTAGAAGATTTCTAGTTGATAACGAACCAAGATTAGATTTAAGAAAAGAAGTAATAGCCCCGTCAGGAGAAAGAGTAATGGTCAACATTGCTTTTGGGGTGGAGTTTTTTCGGCCTTTCTTCGCAATATAAGATAACCATATTAGATGAGTTTTATTATTTCTCTAAAATTTTTAGAACACAATATTCTGAGTTTATGTCTATGCCTACATACATAAGAAAATATTTAATTAACAAATATGTTGAAGAAATTGAAAATAAATAAAATGATATTTATGAGTAAATAGGTAATTAGAATGAGTGATGAAAAGACATATAGTAAAGAAGAAATTGATAAGTTAGTCAAGGAAGCCTACAAAAAAGGTAGGAAAGAATCTGGTGATGATGATGGAGACGAAAAACCCGATCTACTTAATTTTGAAAAAGATTATGTAAAAAGTTGGCAAATTGGTCTAAAGGATATTAAAGATATTACTCAAGAAACAATGAAAGCAGTTGCCGATTCTTTTGTTGATCAAAGTTTAGGTGAAAATACTTTTATTAAATTATTAGATCAACAAGCTACTGAACTTTCTGCACAATTTGGTGTTGGAAAGGGTAGGATGGAGGAATTCCGTCAATCTATCGCAGATGTGTCTCCTGCTCTTATAAGAATGGGTATAGACCAAGAAACTGCAATCAAGAACATAGGTAAAATGGGTGAGGCATTGGGATCCGCGGCAAGTTTAGGAAGTGAGGCTATAATTGAACTATCCGCCGCTTCTAAAGCAACTGGACAAGATGTTGGTGTTTTAACTGGAAAATTCAGAGAAGTCGGTATATCGGTTTATGATGTCGGTGAAAAAATGTTAGAAGTTGCAAATTCTGCAAGAGCTGCTGGTGTTTCAGTCGGTGCGGTATCTTCAGCTGTTGCCACAAACATAGGAAAATTAAACGTATATAATTTTGAAGGTGGTATTAACGGTCTAACAAAAATGTCTATACAGGCATCTAGACTTGGTGTTGATATGGGTAAAGTATTCAAAATTGCCGATGATTTATTCTCACCTGAAAAAGCGATTGAGTTATCAGCATCATTACAAAGATTAGGTGTTACATCAAGTGGGTTGTTAGATCCATTAAGAGCGATGGACATGGCTCAAAACGATCCTGAAGCCTTACAAAAAGAAATAGTCAATATGTCAAAAGAATTTACCAAGTTCAATGAACAAACAGGTAAATTTGAAATTATGCCAGGGTCAAAACGAAGATTAAGAGAGGTTGCCGAAGCTATGGGTATGACTGCTGAAGAGTTAGCAGGTATGTCAATAAAAGCTTCTGAGTTCGACAAAAAAATGTCACAAATCAAATTACCAAGTTTTGCTGAGGGTAATGAAGAAACTAAAGAACTCATTGCTAGTATGGCACAGATGAAGGATGGTGTTGCCACGGTTAATGTAAAAGATGAAAAAACAGGTGAAGTATTATTAAAACAAGTTGATCAATTAACACCCGAGGATATTGAAAAACTAAAAGAGTCTCAAACAACTCAGGCTCAAACCGTTGAAGAGTTAGCTTATGATCAATTAACAGAGTTACAACAGATTAATTATAGTATATCGGGAACAAAGGCTGCAGTTGGGTTTGGGAAAGCTACTTCAGAACCAATCGAAAAACTCTTCACAACTATGATGGGTATCAATAAAGATGTTGCCGTGGGCATGAATAGAGGTGTAACGACAAAATCTATTAGAGAACCATTAACACAACTAACCCAACCAATTGAAGATGCAATAACCTCATTATTGAAAGAAGATAAAGAAGGTGCGAATTTAGCATTAACTAATTTTTTAACAAACGCCGCTAAAATAGAAGAAGAATCAAAAGTTAAAATTCAAGCTTCATTTGATGCAACTTTAAAAAGTATTCAGGATACATTTAATAAAGCGTATAATCCACAAAAACCTGCAGAGGGACAAGTAATAACCGTTAATTGGAATATTTCAGGTGATCCTAATATTACTAAAAACGTTGATCAAGAAACCGTCAATAAAATGATGATCAAAGGATCGGACACTCCTGAGGTTAAAGTCAATTTAAATAGTAATTTAAATTCTAAAAACGCACCATCAGCTATGACAGGAGGAAAAAATCAACCTTAATATACTATTCAAAAAAATAGACTATAATCTATTTATAAAATAAAAGTATGGCTGAGAGTTTTTTATCTTTTGGTAACTCAGAATTGTTTAGAAAACAGTTATTAGTTAGAAATTTACAACCCTATGGAGTACCAGGTGCTTATACATCACCTGGTAACCCTGTAAATTATGAAACAAATTTAACAGTTTCTAATGTGGTAGATTCGCCTAATAATTACGTTTCAACAAATATATTTGCTTCTGACCTTTATCCTTTAAATGAATATGGACCTGAAGGTGGTTTTGGAAACCCAATTGGTGTTAATCTTACACCGGTTTTAGAACCAAATCAAGGACCATACTACCCAATTAATGGAGAACAAAGTCAAGGATTGGTACTTGTAAATGAATTCTTTATAGAATCCGCATACGTAACTAACAGATGGGGACCATCAGGAGGATATAAAGATTTAGTCATTATAACAGATGTTCAACAATCAGGACTTATATACCAACCATATTGGTACCCTGGTTATTATAGTTATTCTAGTTACTCAACATACGGAATAGTTTTTTCGGACGATCCGTTGGGGTCAAATGGACCTTTATCTGCCGATAGTTATTTGGCAAAAATTGGTGCAGAACAATTAAAGTTTGCCTTCAATGAAAGAATTGCACAAGAATTAGAACAGGCAACAATTGGTGCTATTAACTTAGATACAATATCTGATCCTTTCTCTGCGAGTTTATTAGCAACAGGACAACAACCATTCTTTATACGAAATTGGAAAATTACAGTTCCTGAAAATCCCGCTTTGGCTGCGGTATCTTTAGCTAATAGATTAACAGGTACTTATTTCCCTGTTTCATTTATCCCTGGTGATTATTTTGATGATGATAATCCTATTAATGGACCACAAAATGCTGCGGCCTTAGGTGTTGCGAATAATCTAACAGGTGGTTTGTTAGCACCGATATTGAATAAGTATAGAAGTCCATCTGAAGTATTTGTTGCAAATACAGGTAATGGTCAAAGATCTGCATTATTTTCGGCATTAGATTATAACCTTTATAGACCGGCCTATAATAGAGGTATAGTTGGTGGTCTGATTGCGGGTGCATCGGCAGCAGTAAATAGATTATTTGACCAAGACAAAGCTCAATCTTCGGGATATTATGTTGGTAGTGAAAATGCTGAACCATCACAAATTGATGGACCCCCTAATCAATTACCTGTTAATCAATTTGGAGTTCAACAACAAACTATAGTTTATGGACCACAAGAGTTAGGTATTTTATATGAAGGTAATGAAAACCAACTTAATTTCGGATTGAAAGGTAAATCTTATACTGATGGAGGTGGAACATCAGGTCAAATGGTTTGGACTTCACCAAAGTATAAAGGGGATGCTGGTTTCCATGCGACTGTGGGTGGTGGTGCAGGAAGTTTAGATGACGAGTTTAATCAGATTTCAGGTGATTATTTAAGATATCAATCAATAGATGTTCCTTTCAGACCTGGTTCTATTCTTTATGAGACACAAAGATTAGTAGATTCGGCGGATCAAGTACAAGGACAAGCAAGGTTAAAACATGTTGGGACGGCAATCAATCAAGTCTCAAAAGTTTTTAATGATGGTTATAAAGAATTAACGAAAGGTTCTAGAGTTTTATCTTATGTTAATCAAGCGGACGGAACTCAAGCAGGATTAGAATATTGTAGAGTGTTCCAAAAAGATACTCCATATTACACATATGCTGACTTACAAAAAGTTGACGGTATAACAACTTCAGGTAGAAGATTCGACTATTCAATATTTGATAATACATACAACTTAAACATTGCACCTTTAAGAAATCCGGGCTCAACAAATATTGTTGACGGTAAAGTTAAAAAGTATATGTTCTCAATTGAAAACTTGGCTTGGAGAACTTCAGACAGACCGGGTTACACTTACGATGATTTACCTGTTTGTGAGAAAGGACCAAATGGAGGAAGAATTATGTGGTTCCCACCATATAATGTTAAGTTTAGTGATGACACCAAACCCGATTTTAATGCAACAAGCTTCATAGGCAGACCCGAACCAATTTACACTTATAAGAATACATCCAGAAGTGGACAGATCAGTTGGACCATCATTGTGGATAATCCATCCATGATGAACACTATTATTGAAAAACAAATGAAAGGTGCATCAAAAGACAGAATTCAAAGTATAATTGATTCATTCTATGCTGGTTGTACTAAATATGATATATATGAATTAGGTATTAAATTTAATACTATACCAACAAAAGATTTATACACTTATCAACAAATTTTAAACAACCCAAGACTAACCACTGAAGAACAAGTAGAAGTTTTACAAAGTATACCTACAAATCAAGAAACTACAAATGCTAATGATGCTTCAGGTGCCGATGGTACTGAAGGAACTACAGGTACTGGTAATCAACAAGCCCAAAACATCCAATATGTGGATGCTGATTTAAGTAATTACGTTGGGTATGGTTTTTATTTTGAGAATGATGTTCCTGGAGGACCTAATGGGACAAAACCTGGAGAAAACAAAGAAGGTGGTACTTCTGCTTACAATTACGATTACTATTATAATCAATATATAGGTTTAGAACCAACTTATTTGCAACAAGCACCTCAAACTGTTTATGTTGGTACGGACCAATTTACAAAAGAAGGTATCCCAAACTTCTTCTCAACAGTGGTTACAGGAAACTTTAACATAATTCAAACCGACTTGATTCAAAAACAATTGAATGAAATTTTAGTTGATAAAAAAGGTAAGGTTGAAATAGAACTCGTTGGGTCGGCATCTGCACCACAAAAAGTTTCTTACAACAAAAAATTATCAGAAAGAAGAAATGATTCAGTTAAAAAATGGTTTTTAGCGCAAAAACTTAAAGATGGAAAAACTTTACAAGAATATCAATCTGCTGGATTTTTTAAGATGACATTAAACGCTAATGGAGAACAACTTGTGATCCCAAAAACCAAAGAAGAAGCCGCAGCCACAACAGGAGATACAACCGATATTAGTGTAACAAATGCTCAAGGGGGTAATGTTCTAAATGCTAGTGTTAACTGTACTAAAAATATAACGTTAGTTGCGACAGAGAACCCAACTTCAGGAGATATTCAAGAATCAAGTAAAGCTCAATGGTATAGTATTCCTGCAATGGCTTGTCGTAGAGTTGCGATCCAAAGGATTAAAGCGGAAATTCCAAAAGATGAAACTCCGCAACCAAGTCCTGTACCGCCAAAACCGGTACCAACACCTGTCCCGAACATTCTTACAGGTCAGACTCAAAGTATTAAACCTGAACCTAAAATTACTATTGAACAAAAAATTAAAGAAGGTATTTCTAAAAAAATATTAAGAAATCTTTTTACTGAGTGTGATTATTTCCAAATCATAAAAGAAAGTGATCCTATGATATACGATTCTATAAAAGATAGAATTAAATATTTTAGTCCTGCTTTCCACTCGATGACACCTGAAGGTTTAAATGCTCGTTTGACTTTCTTACAACAATGTATGAGACCTGGTCAAACAATTCCTGTTATAGGTGCCGACGGTAGACCAAAATATAATGACGCATTAAATACTACATTTGGTGCACCACCAATTCTGATTTTAAGATTTGGTGACTTTTATCATACCAAAATAGTGCCGACAAATCTTGGTATTAGTTACGACCCACTTCATTTAGATATAAATCCTGAAGGGATTGGAGTACAACCAATGTTGGCTAACATATCATTGTCTTTTAATATAATTGGAGGTATGGGTCTTAAAGAACCAGTCCAAGAATTACAAAACGCACTTTCTTTCAATTATTATGCTAATACAGAAATTTATGATGAAAGAGCAACCGCAACTGAAGATACGAGTAAGATGGATCAATACGTTGTTCAAAAAATAACTTCTGCATTCCCAACTGTAAGTTCACAGGAAGCGGCAAACATAGTTAATAACGTACAACCTAAAAAAGGTGGAAGTACTATGGGTGTAATTGCAAGTGATACCGATATTGACTATACAACTCTATTAACTTCATTACAAGACGGACTACAAGGATATTTTAAAGCCTATTATGATGCGATTAGTAAAATTAATACGGATTATAATTTTGGAGTTTTACAAATTGCATTACAAGATAAATCATATACTGAAGGAGAACTTTCAGAATATACAAATGATAAAGTTAAAACCACACTTTATGGTAAAAGTAATAATTATCAAGAATATGTTGAGAACTTAATCAAAGAAGTTAAAAAAGACATTGAACAAAATGATGACCCAATTCTTTCTTATTTGAAGGGAGAAAACCAAATGACAAATAAAATTAAAAGAGAATTAGAAGATAAATTACAAGCGTATGCAACACAAAGACAACAACCAATTTTAGATGTTATAACAAACAACACATCAAACATAACAAAAGTTGAAACTGATTTAAATTATTTGTTTAGACAATTAGATGTTGTATCTGATAAATTAGATGGTTATTTAGGATCCAATAACGAACCAATTGGATATGATCTAAGTGGAGATACTTTCTTTGGGCCAGCAACTACAGATGGAACATTAGCTAATTTATATACCAAAAAAGTACCTGAAACGATAACCAAGTTTGAAAAACTTTTGGAAAGTTATAAAATAATATCGAAAGATGGATTCTTTAAAAAGAGAACATCAACTATTGAAAATGGGAGTGGTTGTAAATTTGTGGTAAATAATCAAGGATATTTTGGTTTGAATGGTGATTGTCCTTGGAATAGATTTTATATCGCAATGTCCCCTTTATTTACTAAAGAACAATCATATACTGAATTTGTAAATGATTTGGTAAGTGGACCTGAAATAAAAAATAACCCAACTATTATCGACTTAGTAAAAAGGGCGTGTAACAATGTAAAAGAAGATTACATTCCATTCCAAGAAATATGGACAAAAGTTTTTACTGATATAGAAAAATCACAAGATTATGTTACAGTTACAACATTTAAATTACCCGACGGACAAGTGAAGGTGTGTAACTATAAAACACCAATAACCGACAACACAAATCAAAAAAACAAAAAATTAAAAGACCTGTACTCAAGTGTTAACTTGAACGACAATAAAAAGACCTTCAATGGTAAAGTAACATTCAATTAAAATGCCTTTTCAATATTGGAATAGATATACGAATTTTTTAATCAACGGAGAACAAACTGTTGTCCCCTTTGTACCAGTACCAGCAAAAACCTCAGATAAAAATTATATTTTTATAATTGGTCAATCAAGATTGGATAAAGCATCACAACAATTTTATGGATCACCCTACTTTGGATGGTTAATAATGGCGGCGAATCCCCAATATTCAGGAAATGAGTACTCAATACCTGATGGTGCTGTATTGACAATTCCATTTCCGTTAGTAGCTTCTTTACAAGACTATAAAAACGCATTAGAAAATTACTTCTTCTACTATGGCAGATAACGGCGAAAATATATTAGTAGAATTTGACTACGATAATATTACTTTAATTGACCCAAATAAATTAATTGACGAACAAGGTAATGTTAAGGACCGACTTGTAAAACAAGAGGACTTAGTTTTCTATGCAAATTTGGAATGTAATGTTTTACCAAGAACAAAATTAGCGGTAGGGTCTGCGATGAACGATCAACAAAGAACAATCTCTGTTGGTAAGATTAATTTTTTAAATCCTGGTCATAAAACATTTTTGGATACTGCTTGGTCAGATGAACTAACAGGTAAGGGTACTTTGGAAGGTAAAGGTGTTAACCAACCTAAATTAACCGCAGTTAAAAACCCAAACAAATCCGACGATTTTTATATAACTCAAAACCTTTGGTCAAATGGAACACCTGGCGCAGTTGATAATGGATTTTTAGGTATTAAAAGTATTAGATTTTCAATAGGTACAGATTTCTTACCTGTGATTGATATTGAATTAGAGGACGTTAAGGGTAGAGCTTTATTCGAAGGGGGTAATAGTTCACCATACTCAGCATTTTTTCAGTTACCATATCCACAGTTTACACTAACAATGAAGGGTTATTATGGAAAGGCGGTTAAGTTCCCTATTATGTTACAATCATTCAGTTCCAAATTCAATCCATCTTCCCATAATTTTGAAATATCATTAAAGTTCTACGGATACAAGTATACTCTATTATCTTACGTGAATTATGGATCACTGATGGCGGTTCCACACATGTATAATAACGTTGTTAATCAGGCTACCGTATCAAAGACGCAAGGAAGTAACACAAATGAACAATCTGCACAAACACCAACAATTGTTAGTAGAGGTTATCAAAAAATGAAAGAAATTTATTCTGATTATAAATCAAAAGGATTAATTCCTGATGATTTTCCAGAAATAACTTTGAACCAACTTAATTTTAGATTACAAAAATTTATTGACGATGTATTAAGTGAGTTTGCAAAAGAAAATCTTGGTGTTCTAACCGAGATGACAAATTATACAAACGCATTAACTTTGTACCAACAAAAAGTTTATTTGTATGGGTCTTCATGGTTCAATAATTATATGAATGTAAAATCACCCATAGTTTTAAAAAATGGGCAAAATATATATGACTTCAAACCTGACTTGGACGCTCAAAAACAAGAAACCGCTTTAACGGAACTTGATGGTATTATTAAAGACAATAATGCAAAATTAAACGAAAATAGTATTTTTGGAACAAACGGATCGTATACTGTTGGAAACAAAACAGTTCAGTCTAAAATATCTGTCCCAATAGAAATGAAGACATTTGCGAAAGGTGAGTTAATAACTAATGTAGATTTAGAAAAAACTTTCAGAGCATCACCAAACGCACCTAAAGGAACATTGTCACCTTTAAATACACCACAGACCGGATTGACCGCTACAGATTTGGCATTTGCAACATTTAAAACCAACTTGGAAACTAAATTTAAAGAAACGAATGGACAATTTTTTATTTTTGACGGACCCAATACCTTTATGAGTATTACAGATACGGCTGGTAAATCTGCACAAAAGTTTAGAACTCAAATTGAACAACAAATTACAGAAAGTTTAGCATCTAAATTTAATAGTCAGGGTGAAAATAGTTTAGGATTTATTCCATCCATAAGAAACATATTGGCAATTTTTTATTGTCAAGGTGAGGCATTTTTAAGATTGTTAGATGAGGTTCATAAAAAAGCTTGGGACCAAAGAGAAAACCCATATAGAAGGGCTGCTATTTTTGGAAATCAAACAACGGCCCCAAGTGTTGACATTAAAGACTCGACACAAAATAACGAACCAATTTATCCTTGGCCACAAGTGATCCAAGAAACCGTTGGGGACGACAATCAAGAAAAGTTTCAAGTAATTTATCCTGGTGCTCAAAATGTTGCAAACTCATATAGAGCTTACGATCCTGAAATATGGCCCGAGGTTGAATTTGTTGAACAATTTATTAAAGGGTACACTCAAAGACAAAACGACGCTGATAAAAGAGGTGCTGAATTTAATGAAATAGATCTACAACCATCTCGAATCTCTTTGAACGGAATTGATTTTCCTGTTTCAAATGAAGTATTTCAGAATAAAGAAGAGTCTAAATACTTCTTTGAGATATATGAAAGACTTCTTTTGAATTCATATTACAGTAGACTAAACAGACAATCAGGTTATAATCTATCTATTTATGAAGCTGAAGCTGATGATGAAGCTGTAAACATATTAAAAAGTCTTGGTCAAGATAATCCATTCTTATCTAAAACAATTAAAGAATATCTCTTAGATAGTAATAATTATTTACCATTCTTAAGACATATATCAAATCAAGGTCAAGGTGAAAGTTGGCAATCATACATAAGAGGTGAGTTTGTTACTAACTATATCAAAAATGATGTAAGGAACCCAAATGTGTTATATAATGAGGATATTATTGTTTCTACTAAATCTCAACCTAACGTTTCTTTAAGTAACCCAAAAAATTTAACAAATTTAAATAAATACCTTGCAGGAACTTCAGTTTCTAATGTGTTTGAGTTTGGTGATACATACCCACTCACTGATTTAGATTGGGATAAAAAGAATTTGGCCGATGGTAAATCATTAAACAATGCAAACGAAGCATTTGATACAAAAGATGTTTTAAACTACAACCCTATACAATTAACAATAACTAATTTCTTAGATAATACAAACGAAAATCAAAGGAGACCTTTTACACACTTCAATTTTGTAGACCTAAATGTAACCCCTAATCTTTTAATTCTTAAAAATTTTTATAAAGACAGAGAATACAAAGACCAACTAGTCACTGAAGGTAATATATCATACTCCAATTATTCAGGAAATGTGTTTTCTGAACAGACAACATCTATGTTGAATACACCTTACTTTATAAACGCAATACAACAAGGGGTTTTTAATTTTAGATACAAACAAAACGATCCATACCCATACAAAAGTGCCGCGTATTTGTTTTTGAATAGTTTACCATTAGGGACACTAAGAGAAAAATATAAAACTTTCGATGGTCAAGCCACAACTGATTTGAACTACATTTTAGCAACAATGAAAAAATTTGGGGCGGTTCATAAATTACCGTATGCTTGGATTTTAAAATACGGTTCTATTTGGCATAGATATAAAATCTACGACAAAACAGGAAAAGACTTTTTAGATGACGTATGGAAAAACTTTAACTACTTAGAAAATTGGGATCCAGGATTTTCTTCATCAACAAAGACATACTCATTGTTGATTGATGGTGATCAAAAAAATCTTGTATTACAAAATACTACAGGAACACCTCCATTCACAGATATGACAACAGGGTTCTACCCCCAACTAATTGATGACTTTAATGTGTTCTTACAAGGATTAAAATTATTTAGTGGTAAAACACAAGTTTCTGGTAACTGTGAGGTTAAATCAATTAGTGGTAATTGTAAAACTTTCCAAGTCACGGGAACTTGTTCAAATAACGGTACAGGAATAACAATAAATTCAATCACAAACAATTATATTTCTTTACCTCACAAAATTTATATTCCTTCATTGAATATTAATTTACAATTAA